GTTTAACACATTCTAAATCATTGACTTTATCTTTTCTGAGCCAAGGAGAGAATCTCTTCCTTTTCCTCACACTATTTAGATAAAATGAATATTGCATGTCTTTATCTAAGTCATGATACCTATTCATCTCATTAGCATACATGATAGTATCAATAAATCCTGATAGACATCTATTGATAATATAGGGAGGATAGGTCTTAATATCATAAGATAAATCCTCCTTAGTGAAGTTGATAGAATTAAGCCAATCTTTCAGTTCCATAATTAAGTAGCAGTAGTTCCTTTCTTTCTTTTTGTTCTCTCATGTATTGCCCAACAGAACGCATAGTGTAAGTAAGATCAAACTCACTAGCATTCCAATCTTTAAATCTATCCTTAATGAGCTGGTCAGAATTATAACTAACCATCTGAGGTATTGAAGTGTTAGAACAATCTTCAGCAAATTTATCATGGTCAAATTGTTTATGCATTGACCCCTTATGTCCATAAAGATTATCCTTTATATCATAAGGAGGATCTAGG